CATAGGCTTTGATTTCATTTGCTGCGTAAGTAGCCAGCGCGCTAGATTCGCGTTTAGCTTGGCTAACGGCTTCGTCATCCATCGCTTTAAATGCGGAAATGATTGAGCGGAGCTCGCGCTTGTCATAGCTGATTGGTAACTCATCTGCCACCGCTACGCTCCTTTAATATATCTATGGCCGTCATTACTTGGTCTATATCTGTCCAGTAAGGCATTGGAATCCCAGTTGCGATAGCAATCTCGATGATTAGTCGGTTGATGCTTCCGGGCTCGTAACTTTTGGGCTTTCATCTCCAATCGTCATTTCCTCAACTGTCAGCTCCCAAATCTCTTGGGACTTGGTTGGCTTTCCTGCTGCTTCGCGCTTATACGCAAAGTAAGCAAGATCTAAGAAGTCCGCTTGTTGGTAAGCCGAAATATCCTTCATCGAATAAATCGACTTACCAGTTTTGCGTTCCCACTTAGCCCATTCTGGCAAGCCAGCTTGGTAAGTAACTGATTCGCCTGAGCTGTATTTAATTGTGATTGATATTTTCATAGCTCCCGATGCTCCGATCTCTTAGGTAAAGGACTCCGCTGGTTGTCCAACAACTGTCATTGTCCAAGTGTCGGTGAGTGCTCCAGGGGCAGCTCCACCAGCAGTTGGGAAAATTGGCAAAACATTAAATGTAAAAGTTGCGCCTGATGCAGCTGTGAATACTGTTGAAATTGTCGTATTTGGTGCTGATTCTGCAACGCCCCAAATAATTTCAAATAGAGAGCCAGTCGCTCCCCAATCCTGCAATAGTTCAATTGTGAAAGTCCATTGCTTATCTACAGACTTATAAGCGCGACCATCAAGAGTTTGATAAGTCTCGATAATTGTGTCGCAACTTAGAACGGCTGAAGTTGTTTGAGCGTCAAAGTTATTACCCCCAATGGTAAAACTCACATCGCGCCCAGTTATTACTGTGGTTGGCATTTGTATCTCCTATGCGGTTTGCTCGTAGCGGACGCTCAAGCGTATATCTGAAACTAGCAGGGTTGTAGTTCCTACTTCTGTTACCGAAGGTCTTTCGACTATTGATAACTCATACTTGGAAGCGTTAAGCGCTCCAAGAATACTAATAATTAATTGCTCTAAATTATCAAGAGCAGCAGCGTTGCTAAAATACGCAACGCAAGCAGTTATGGTGTAATTTAACTTAACGCGAGTAGTTGATTTACCCAAGACTTCAAGCTCCATATAGGGCGAGTCTGGAATGACGATAATTGCTGGGACTATTGGCGCTTCTGGAACTGAATCATAAATATTAGCGGTGCATCCTGCTAAAGCGGTTTTAAGCGCTCCTCTAACATCTGTGGCAATTGTGCTGGCTGGCATTAGCCCACCATTGTCTCAACATCAAGATAAGGCCCTAGAAGGCCAGTTACCTTGGCAAGTAAATTCTTAGATAGGCGGTAAGGGGTTACTGCAAAATCTACGCCTTCTATTGATCCACCTGCTGCTGTTCTTGCTTGGAATATTTCGACTGAGATAGCCAGAATTGCAGCTTCAGCATTGGCATTTCCGACATAGGTTGATAATCCAGAGAGCGCAGCGTTTCCTGCTGGGATGATATTTTTCTCCAATATATCTGCATTGGTGATTGCGACTGTGAATACATAATCTGAAATCTCGTCATCGGTTAGTGTGTGAGTGCCATTGAATGGTGATCCGCAACCAGTAATAATTACGGATTGGCCTTCTGTGAATTCTTGAATTGTTGCGGTTTCAAAGTAAGCGATGTTATTTTCAAGCTTTACTTTGTTGATTTTGCTTTGAAAAGTGACCAGCATTGGAAGAACTAGGTTCTCTGAAGCATCGACAATATCGTTTAGATAAGCATCGTTATATAGGGATGACGAAACGCCAAGAATTGTCCTCAGCTCTGTGGCTGTAACTATCGTTGGCATTTCGTCATCCTTTCAAGCAGTTAGGTGAGCGGCCAGCTCGGGAGCGGACTGGCCGTCACTATTAGGGATTATCAGCTCTTGTTGAACCAGTTAGCACCTGCGGCAACCTTGGTTGCAAGTGCTCCATAGCCGTAGTAAGCAACCTCAATTTGGCCATTAAGAGCCACATTGGTTTGCAGACGGAAACGGCTGGATTCATACCAGGTGTAAGCATCTGGATTGATTACGACCATTGAATAATCTCCAAGGCCAGTTGAACCAGATCCGAGAGCAGCGCGATCAACATAAAGCTCTAGACCTAACACATTTCCGCGGATGCTTTGTGGTGATACTACTCCACCAGCGTTTTGTGGTTGTGATGCAGTATAGATAGGGCGTCCAGCATCGTTGTAGGACATAATCTTGCCCCATTGCTCAGGACTTACTACCAAATTGCGAGCGAACCCAAGTGATGCCTTATAAACTGCTGCTGCAGCAGTTGATACGAAAGTAAGCAAGCCATCTTTATCTTCTGTGGTTGCTGTTGCATTTAGTGTTCCGTTGTTGGCAATTTCACCAATTACGAAAGCATTAGTGGCCTTTGCATAAGCAAACTCCATCTGGCGCACTAGCTCATCAAAGAATACTGGTGAGCTTCGGTCTAGTAACTCTACTGAGAAAGTCTGGCCGCCAGCATATTTATTTACTGAAACTGATATAAAGCTGTTTTCCATTCCAGTTTCACCAACTGGTTGAGCTTCATTAACATCTGCAACTGTTGGAACTACTGTTAGCTTTGGAATCTCGAAAGTCATACCAGCATCAGGTAGGACACCGCGAGAAATTGCATCAATCGTTGGACGATCAGCATTTGAGAGAGGATTTACAATCTCTGTTAGCTGACGGGTTGGAATTAAGCCAGCGTTGTTGCTGGTGGTGTCATCTGCTGCCATAACATACTGGCGAGCTGCGTCATCACCGAGTTTAGCGCGGACGCTATTCTCAAGATATTTTGCCTTGGTGAATTCAAGGCGAGGTGCTGTGTAAAAGGCTGGGCGAGACGCCTCAACCATATTTGCTTTAGCTGCTTCAACCGCTTCTTCAACGGCAGGAGCAGGAGCGGTAGTGTCAGACACTTGGTCTCCTTCGTTTGGTTTCTCTGAATCAGCGGTTGCTAAATCAGAATCTTCTTTTGGTGCTTCATTCTCAGAAGCTGCTACTTCGCTTACGCGAGCAGAATCAATTGCAGGATCAGTTACTAGAGATACTTCATCTAGGGTTGCTGAGGTAATCTGCATAACGCCTTTGTTGTTGGTCCATTCGTTTATCTGAGCTCCAACGCTAAATCCATCGCGCAAGCCTTCAGTTGCTTCAATTAGGGCATCTTCTCCAGCCATAGTGTTGGCAATCTTGAAAGTAGCTTCAATGCCAGACTTAGTTACATTGTGAGAGACCATCTTGCCGATTGGGCGAGTGCGGTCGTGCTCAAGAAGCAACTTAACTGGCTTCATTTCAATTGAATCCGCTGCAAATACTGTCGGGCCAACTGAAGTATTGCCTTGCTCGTTCCAAGTTACGATAGTTCCAGTTATGGTGCGCTTAATTGTGTCGGCAGCTGTAACTGCCATTGGCATATTAACCTTCATTTGGGATTAAATCCTCTTCTCGCTGAATTTGCTCAACGCTCATCGCGCCAATGCGGTTTAGAATTTCATAAACTTGAGCTCTCTCTAATGCGTTACCGCGTAAGAAGTCATCAAGTGCAAAGCGCGTCATTACTGGATTAGGTGTGAAGTCCGGCAATGATAGGCGTTCCTCAATTGCCTTAAGTATTGGGCGAAGTGAGAAATCTACTAATGAGCGCCGCTCGGACACCGCGTTTGAGTAAGTCATAGAAGTCGTTTCGGCGCTCAAGAAGTAGGCAGGTATTCCACAGGCCCGAGCTAATTCTAGTGCTACATATTGACGCGCCTCTGCAAGTTGCATTGATTTAGGATCAAAACCAAATTGCTGTAATTCTACATCTGCATTTAAAAAAGCTGTTGAGCGAGATTGGCGAGCAGTTTTCCAGGCAGTTAGCAAGGATGAAATTCTTTCGGCAGTTAAATTAGTGCCATTTGATTTCAATACCATTGAAGGTGCTGGCTCTTTAGCATAATTAACTGCTGCGTTCTCAAGATAAACTGCTGCAGCTACTGTCTTACCAGCGCGATGCAAGAAGCCTTCATCGCCGCCATCAAATCTTATAATTGAACCTACGCCACTAAGCGGAACTGCTTTACCATCAACTTTGTAGCCAGTAATTGTGGTATTGAGGAAATCTGTATCAACTGTAACGCGGTCTGGACTTACGCGAGTCCAAGCTCTTACGCGTCCGCCATCGGTTGCGCTATACATCTCAAGCACTTGACCATAACCAGCGCCATATAGCCAGATATCTTCTGCAAGCCAGCAATAGATTACGAATCCTGCAACTCTTGGGTCTGGCTGATTGATTACTCTGTGTGGATCAACATACTGGCCAGTTATGCGATTGAAAGTTGTTAAAGGTAATGAGCCAATAGTTCCGCATATGATATTGCGAGCTCTTGCAACGGATGGAACGCTCATTGCTAATTGGCGAGTGGTATTAGTTGCACCGCCGAGAATGTTATAAACTGAATCTGAAATCTGAACTGGTGTTAAAGCTGCTTGAACATCAGTAACGGCAATAGGGCGCTTGGCCTCAACTGCTGGAAATAGGAAATCTCTTATAGCACCCATTGCTTACATTGTAAGCGAGCCTACTTACACTATTTGGATATCAACGCTACTTTCAGCCATAGTCGCATAGTGTGTTGCTAAGGCCGATGCAATTGCTCCGCAGATTGTCGTATTACTTACTTTCCGACCCATTACCCAGCCGCCGTCACCGAAAGGGAGTTTGACGGCGGATAGGCATTGTTTGGTTAGCTCTTCCTGTCCCGAGTGAGCTAACCGCTGAGATGAAATTGCTCCTAGTAATTCATCGCAGCTTTGGGCATAATCAAGACCATCTATTGGCTCAACCCTAATTCCTGCAGGAGCTAATCGCGCAGCTACTGCCGAGGCGGTTCTGGCTGAATAGGCAACCAGCTGAACTGGATACTTGCGCACCCATTCTGCTACATCATTAGCCATTGCTTTATCGTCCAGATTGGCAGGGTTATGCCAAGTCTGAAGCAATATGACTTGGAACTTATCGCCCTCAAGTCTTTGACTAGCAACTAGCGCCGCTTCTTTTCTACTCGGGCTTAAATCAATAGCCAGCCAAGTATCAGCCTCAGGGTTGAGTCGAAGTCCCTCAACTTTGCAACTCTCCCATTGTGAAGCACTTATGACGGGATTTATAACATTTACCCATTGGGTCAAAACCTCTGTGCGCACAATATCCTCAGGGTCATTTAGAACCGCCCTAATATTATCTGGATGAATTGTTAATCCAAGTGAAGGGTTAGCTTGAGATACACCTAGCCAAAAATCTGCAGAATTATCAAATTTAATATCTATTGGAGCTGAATATTCAAACCAACCAATATCATCAACCGCTCCATAAATAGCAGCGTAGGCTCTTTCCTTCAATCTATTTAAGACTATTGAGTGTTGATCTCCAGCTGAAGTATAGATAAAAGTTTGTGGATTTGGACTTGCCATTTGCGTATATCGCAAAGCAGACCACACATCATCATCCTTAAAGTCTCTTACTTCGTCCATATGCACACAATTTGGCGCGGCGATGCCTCTACCAGCCGAGTTATTGGCTCGGACAATATAGCGGCGGCCTTCAGTAAATTGCAGCTCCTGAAATCCCTTACTTTCCAGCTTCTTAGTAAATTGAGCAGCTAGCATTGGATTCTGTTCAATAATTTCATAGATTTTGTAGAATAGTTCTGCTGAAGTAGTTAGCTTATGGGCCGTATGAACTTGCAACTTTTCTTTCAATACATAAATTCTAAATAGAATATTAAGCGCCATAAAGGTCGATTTGCCATTTTGTCGGCCAACTAGAAGGCAGACGATTGGGTGAGCCCATCGGCCATCGGGTTTGTATTTAAGTGAATGATGAGCCAGCCATTGTTGCCAAGGCATCAAAGTAAAGCCGATTTCCTCGCAGAATTTAATCATTTGCTCGCCATATGAGGGGTAATCATTGAGTTTAGTGTGGATTCTGGGTTCTGGCACACCTCGGTAAGCCGATTCGTCCCTAACTCGGACAATCTCACCCAATTCAGCCAAAGCGATTTCTTTCATTCCGTATAGTGCCTCGCCGAGCCATTTTCAGGGAAAATCTTCCCAATGGGGGTCGTGGG